GGGAAGATAAGCCCCATAAACTTCATTTATTTTTGCAATAGCTGCACGCCTTTCATTTAAAGACGAATTATTGTTTTTTAAAACACCAAAAAGAGTGTTGAGATTTGTTTGTTCGGAAGCCAAAGATTTAGTAAACCCCGAATGTTCATCTTTAACTTCTAAAAGCATTTTCTTTTCATCTCTTAAAATTTTAATAAAATAAATTATTCCGGCTACAACGGCAGCAATCCCCACCGCTATTGCCGTGTAGGGATTTGCCAGCATGGATGCTGTCAAACTCAATACCGCTTTTTGTGCTGCCACAAAGGCCAGACTCAACTTCCCCACAACCAAAACAAGCGTGGAAATTCCGATAGCCACCGCCCCCGAAATTACGATAGTTTTCTTTTGACCTTCAGTTAAAGACTGCATCCACCCTACGAGGCTTTTTAACTTATTAATAAAAGGGGAAAGACCTTCAGCTATTATCTTCCCAAACTCTTCGGATAAGTCCTCAGTAATATTCTTTAATTGCGTTAATCTTCCTAAAGAGGTATCTGCTTCCGCCTGAACGGTTGAAAACATTTTAGCCAGCTCTTCATGTGCTTTCGCTACTTTCTCCGCCGGGTCTTTGACAGCTTTTAGCGCAGGAATGTACCTCCCCAGCATCCCGATAGAACCTTTACTTAATGCAGAGGTAAGTTTAACGGCCAACTCTTCATCAATCCCCAGCGCTTTACTCATACCTAATGCCTCTTTCACGACACCTTTAGCAGCGTCACCGCTTACCCCATAAGAGTTTGCAAGTTGCAACATCCTCACAACTGTCTGATCAGCAACCGTTGAGGTATTTTGAATTTCCTTAGCAAATGCCTTATAGCTCGGAAGAATACTCGCCACGTCCCCCCCCTGACTGCGGATGGCAGCCGCTAATTTAGATAGCGCCTGCTCCTCATCGCCAAATGCTTTAACGGAAAGTCCGGCCATCAAAAGGAGTGGAGCTGTAATCTTTAAAGACATCTCCTTTCCTACGCTCTCCATTGACTTGCCAAACTTAGTGAAAGACCGCTGTTGGGCGTAAAGAGATTTGGAAAATTTCTCTACCTCAACGGAACTCTCCTGGAGCGCCTTCTTGAATTGCTCCGACTTCATTCCTAACACCACAAATAAACTGCCTACTGCCTTAGCCATTTAATATGTTTTTTTCTTTATACTTTTTAGCCACATCGCCGATCCTTTCCCTCATCTTTTCTACATATTCTTTTCTTTCCTCCTCTGACAGATATGAACTCTTTTCACCTGGTAAAGGAAAATAAAAATCCGGCTGCCTTAATCCCTTTCCTTTGGAACGGTTCACCGCTAAAGTTACGTAACCACTCCACCGGATTACCCTCCAGTAATTCAAATCCCTTTGCTGTCTTTGCTCCTGTCGCCATAAGTAACCCCTGAGCAACTTTCTAAAGTCCCCGAAATTCATTTGATCCCAGAACTCCCAGGGCTTCAGCTCAAGCGCACCGAGGGCGATCTTCTCTGTTTCCTTCCAACACCACCCACCTTCCCCTTTTGCTCCGATTCATCCAGAGCGTCACTTAATCCATAGGCGTCGAAAAGCATCTGCAAACAAATCCCTCCGATCTCTGCCATCCTTCCCTGGGGGATCAAATCCAGAACCTCGTCAGGCGTTAAATTTCCTCTGTCTTCCAAAGAATAGTAAATTAATTTGGAGACAATGGTTATGGAAAGCATTGAAGACAAAGCCCGGATATTAATGTCTTCCAGGCGCATCCCCGCTTCCATGTTTAAAATATCGAAAATGGTTTTTGGTTTTTCTTCGCTGCCAAAACCAATCTCCATATCACGGAGAGCCCTGTTTGTAAGTTTCAGATTCCTTTCCCTGTCAAGGGTTACTTTAAAAGTTTTCATATATAAAGCGGTTTAATTTCATCATGTGACAATGGCAACCGTGATTGCACCCGTGACCTTAAAAGTTCCAGAAAAAGTCATTGAACTTTCCAGTCCTGCCTCCATACTCAAAGAAGTCAGGTAGCCACTCATCGAGTAACGAGGATCACCGGCCACCTCCGTTGAAAATGTAAGAGATTGAACCGTTCTCGCATTCAAAATCACCGACAACTCCTCGTAGGTGTTGGCAACACTCCATGCGACCAAACCCTCAAAAGAAATTTCATGTGAAATCAAACCCTCCAGAACTTCCTCAACCCCGGAAGAGCTTTTTGTTGTTGCGTCCCTGGTTTCCATACTTTGCGAAAACGAGTGACTGGTTGTCGAACCTATGACAACACCTCCGTTTGAGAGAGTCATCAGAGTTCCATTTACAATGCCTGTTGTAGCCATATTAAATAATTTTAAATCCTAATAATCGAGCGGATTTAAATTTGTTGCAATCTTTTTGCAACTGCTTCTTTTACCAATTTTCTCTTATCCCTTGCAAGCCCGTCTAAGACAGACTTGTTCGAGCATGAGGAAACCCATTTTATTAAATCTTCGGTGCCGAAGGGAATGTCTTGATCCTTGTCCTGGTCAATCCCTGCTTTAAGGGCGTGAATATCCCGCATGGAATCAAAACCTGCTTCAATAGCAATTCCCTGATAGATCAAGTCTTTCCCCAGTTGCCGGATGACTTCCAGAAAAGAACCCTTTTCATGCGTGAATCCGTTTATTGTTGCCTTCCTTAAAAATTTGATTTTCATATCAATTAAATTTTAACCATGAAATTATACGTTAAAATAATATGGAAAATTCCTTTTTGCGTTACCTCTGAATAGTCATCCCTGTACCCGATTTTTTGGCAACCTACTATTGTAGTTGATTCCGCTGTTCCTGTAACTCTTTCTATCGCCGCATTTACAGCGGTTGCTAATGTTTGCAAGGTGTCAAAGACCTCTCCGAAAAGGTCAACGTCAACGGTTACAATATCCAAAGTGCTATTTCCGTCTTTGGTATCCTGAGGATCAGCGGAAATAGTCTGATAAGTGATAGCAGGCAAGTCATCCCCTTCGTTAATGATGTTAGGTGATATTCTCGTGCCGGCTATTGTAGTAACAGCAGCGGCATTTGAGAGCTTGCTATATATCCATTTGTGAATATTCATCCGGAATATTTTTCTGCTGTTTTTTTAATTGCAACGATAGCATCCCTTTCCATTTGCCCAATCCATGAAGCTGTTCCTGCGGTGATTAAATTTCTGAAAAAAGGTTTTTTCACAAGCCCCATCCCCTTCGCTGTCATAGCCTGCGCTTCCGGTGATCTTTCCTTTTGACCTTTTTTAAACGGTTCAATTCGTTGCCCCATCGTGCCAAACTCAAGCCAGTGCGACCAATCTCTCCATCCACCCCGGCCACCTTCAAAACCTATAACAGAGTAAGCATTGCCTGTCCGAGTACCCTTCCGCTTTACAGAGATTACGTGCTTTGCGAGTTCGGATGAATCAAAAACCGATTCCTTCCACCGTTTCGTTTTCTTTCTTTTGAATTTAATAGCCGGAACGCTTAATCTTATATCCCTTTTTATATTCATGTTTACCTTTCGCATTGTAGCCGTTTCAATTTCTCTAATACCTTTAGATTCCAAATTCTTAAACGCCCGCTGGAGTTCACCTTTGCCTTCTAAAAATTCCCTAACCCGGCTCATGTGATCTCTATTAACTTTCCGAAAATTTCAATACCTCTCATTCTTTTCATTTCCTTAACCGAGTAAATCGAATAATATTCACCATTCAAAATAAAGCGCATTGTTTTTGTGATATTCGTTCTATATCTCATGTTTAATTTTACGTCTGCAACCTCTGTCAACTGCGAGGTCTCATATTTTTCAATCCCCGCCAGACGTGTAACCTCACACCAGTCGCTTAATAGAGTCACCCATGTGGAAGACTTAAACCCACTTAATTGCGTAGTCTTCGTCGGGGTCTCAAATATTACCCATTCATCAAGTCTGCCGGCACGCAAAATCTTTCAATTTCTTTGTTATCAATCACCTCCCCGGGGAGGTCTTCGTACTTCCAGATATTTTCTCCATTTTTTAAATCCAGAACTGCCAGCTTATCTTCAATTACGAAATTTTTAGCTCCGGCAAAAATCAGGTTTTGATTCGAGTTGTGATCTAAAGCGTTATTCCGGTCCTCATCCCATAAAATAATTTCGGTGTCGCTTAGTATCTCAATAAGGGGGCGCATACCATTGATCTCATCCAGACGAAGCCAGTATTCCTTTCCTTTTTGATATGAAAAAATATTACCAGAGCAACTTTCCGTAAATTTCACCTTCACACGGCTTGAGGCACGTCTCAAAATTCTTTTGGAGATTATCCTTCCCGCCCCGATTATAGTTTGTGAATAATTCACCACCTTAGCTTCCTTTCCGTTGTAAAAAATACATTTATCCACGCCCATTACATCTATCCCCGCTTCCATATATTCTTTGTAGAGTCCAGGAATGCCATCGTACAAATTATCACTTCCTGTTGTCATCATGTAATCGAAGTCAAGTGACATTATATCTTTCAATCCTGAATTTAATTTCATCCCCAACGGTAAATTAGTTGCCAACTTAAACAGATACCCTCTTTCTTTGCACATCTTAACAGACCACTCCTCTGAAACCACGCAAAATATTTGCCCTAAAGATTCAAGTCTCGAAAGACAGTATCTCGTAATCTTTTCCCTTCCCCACACCGGACAATAAATTATCATACAAATTCTCTCATTGATTCAATTTCTAAAAGGCGCTCAATCCCGGCAGGCACAGGTATTTCCGAAGCCGTTCCAAATCCTACCGTTGCCAGTTCTCTGTTGTCAAAATAATGACATACCAAAAGAAGTATAGTAGTACGAATAGTTTCAGGCACGTTTGTAATTGCCGTTCCAAATCCGGCTACATACCTGATCTGAACGCCGTCGAGAATATCATCCTTCACATCCGGGTAAG